AAAAGTTAATCATTGTTATACATAGAAGAGGCACTTGCGAAAGGCCTTTGAGTTACCTATAGTGCAGATCTTGGTACTAGTAGCAAGGAGTCTTACTGAGATTCCTACCGGAGATGACCGAAGCAACACCCGATTTTACGATCGGGCAGAGCAACCCCCTACTCGCCATTTCTGGTTTTCAGATGTAACCGACTTCAATTCGAGATAAGCTAAAAGTCTCCTTTTAGAGCTCGGGAGCGTCTTGTTGCCATTACAGCTACTTCAGCTCGTAAAAACTGAAGAAACGCCGCCTGACGAGCCGTTGCTTTAACGTTAACCATTCGAGATATGATTCGCGATAAATCCCCAACTGGGGTTACCGTCAGACGAAGAAATTCAACTGATGGGCCTTCAGACAGGACGCGTCGCAGTTCATTACTTTCCCTCATTGCACGAAGAGTCGCAAGACTCATTATGCGTAAGAGTGGATAATCGCGTGCTAAAGTTGTTGATGCCATTTGGGAAGTGGTGCCCTCAGGGTTACTATCTCTTTCATTTTCTAGGAACTCAATGAAGTCCTCCGTTAGGAGTCTTCGAAGATCTAGATATGCAGAGGTAGTTTCATTGAGCAGTTGTCCTTGATACTTGACTACACACCCTCCTAGTTCTATAGATAGAAAATGAAGTAATTCATCAATATCTGTAGTACAAGGTGCTGACAAACGAAATTGTTTAATGATCTGGAATAAACCCCAGTTCCTCAACTCTTCGTCTGTTTGGTGTAATAGAGCGTATAAGGACTCTAGTTCTTTCGCAATGCGTTCCGTTTGTCTGATAATCAAACCGTTCGCGCGTTGGAACTCTGCAACAAGCCCCGGGTTGCTGTAAGGTGATAGGAAGCTAAAATCCCTATCCTTTGCTACTAAAAGAGTTGACCATAGAGCAGTGATGCTCTTATGGTTTTCCACGATAGCGGCAAGGGGGAAGGAAGTTAATTCTTCGCCGCAGTGGAAGATTCTCTTTGCGAATTCGAAAGTATCGATTGATACTAATGATTTCTGCTCTGAGATTCCTACACCTAAGCTAAGGATTGCTTCTTTGTAATACCTCGCAACAAGTGAGTCAGCAATAACTATGTCGTCACCTAATAGGCAGTAATGCCAAAAGGAGCCAGGTTTAAACCCGGCCTTCATTGCACAGAAATGTACAACGAAGTGATGACATAGGGAGAAGACACTCCATGAACTATACGCTCCCATTGGTTGTCCTGCGCCATACTTTATGGCGCTGGAGTCCCAACTACATGTAAACGTATCGTTCGTGAGTAAACTTTCCCAAGCCGTGGCTTTCTTCTCACCGATCATTAGCGACAGGATCTCTTTCTGTAATTTTATCGGAAAGCGATCAGTTGCTGATGATAGGTCAAACGAGAAGTAAGGCCCGGTTTTGGGAAGGACCGTTTTGAATCCGTCCTGGTTGAAAGTCATGTCACTCTTAAGCGATGATAGAAGATCGAAAGACCATCTATGTACGCCAAGAAGTGCCGTTTGACTCCACCAATCTAGGATCGCTATAACTCTGGTTTTACATTCAGGGGCAGGGATAGCGACTAACCGGCGTAAAGTATACCGGTTAGCCCCCTGCACGGGTAAACCCCGTTTCTCGGCAAAATATGCATGAGCTCTCTGAAGTAATTCCTTATTGTTATGGCAATTGTGTAGATACTCCTTAAGAGCTTGACCTCCTATTTCTGATATATGAGAAATCATATCATCTGTTAAGAGGCTGAGTTCGAGAGGAATTGTCCATACCGCAGGTCCTAAGGGTCCTGCGCTAGTAGATTCATGCGGGTCTGTCCACTCTGGCAGTTCTCCAACATTAGGAAGTATATCCTTAACGTGGCTACTGACAAAAGACACTATTTCAGAAATGGAATCATTGTTAGCTGTTGATAGTCCACTAATAGAAGAAACTTCCGGGATCAGCTTATTATCAGTAATGATGTAACTAATCTGTAAAAGACTTAGTAACATCCTGATTGTTAGCTTTTCCCTGCTTCGCAAGGCCCTTCCAATCTTCGGTCCTAGGATCGAAGGTGTTAGAGTAGCCTTGTGGAGTTTCATGAACGAGACGTCGAAGTGTTCTCCGGCGACTATCTTGTACACAATGACTCTTAGAGTCTTGATGTACTTGACTGTCTGTCGTTCTCCTTCGTGAGTTATCATTCTCTCTATGTGGTTAAAGATATCTCGATAAGGCTTTAAGTCGTTTACAAAATGTAGATGACTGTTAGTTTTACCACTTACTCGGTGGAGGACCTCAAAAGAGGCCCAATACTGTTTGTATTTGGTCGAACTTTTCACTAGTCAAATCGATGTATTGCCATAAGGAGAAGGTAATTCCTTATTGCTCTCGCAGCTTATCCAGCTGTTGCCTGGTTACACGGGGTAGTCTCCTTGATCCTTATTCAGTT